TCCCCCTTTCTTTATCACTTCTTGATATCTCTCATTTTCTCTTTTAAGAATACTTTCTGGATATACTCTACCATTTCTGTTTGGTACCCCGTATTTTTGTAATATAGCATTCATATATATCTCCCCGTCGAAGTTATCTTTTGCCATCTCTTTAATTATGCCCTTATTATCTATCGGTGAAATATAACCATCACTTTCGACTAATATGCCGTGACCTATCTCTCTAGCTTCTAAAATTTTCATATTTCTCTTTTTTTATAAATATAAAACTAGATAAAAAAAACTATTAATGTTTAAGTATTGTTTTAAATTATTTTTTCTTTTTGTGAAACTTAAATGTGTTGGTTGTAGATAGTGGCCCATTTATGACTTTTCTGGTTATTTTGTTGATTGTATCTGATAATATTCTGGATTTTATGTGGTATTTATTTTTATAATTTAAAAACATTGTCACCTCACACCTCATAAAACTACGTTTCCCTATTTTCATACCACTAGCTCTAAGGTCTAAATCTACTATAGCTTTTTCTTTAAATTCAGTATCTTTTAGTTCTTTGTGTATAAGATTATCTATGTTATATTTGAACTTTTTTATTGGGGTTGCCCAATTATCAACTTCTTCAAGCGGTTCTACCCAAGTACTTAAATTTAAGTATAATGATTTTAATGTGGTAGAGTCTACCGTACCATATGATGTTCTAAATACATCTGAAATGTTAGTTCTAACTTCTCTTCCTTGTTTTCCCATAATATTAACTTTTTACTTAAGTTAATAATAACAATTGTGATGTTTTAGTTCAAGTCCTCTAAGAAGCCCCTAACCCTAATGTAGTTAGTTTTGGAGCTTGTTAATGTGTTAATTTCGTTCTTGGTTTCGACTAATTTAGCGGAAATATTGTCGTCTTTTGAATCGGATAGAAGTTTGTTTAATGTGGTAATTGCTGTATCTTTTACATTATTAAATTCTTTTATTATACTATCTTCAGTCATTAATAATGTATTTTTAAGGATGCCTTTTTCCGATTCAGTTAATTTACCACCAAATTCCTTTTCATAATTTTTAGAAATTACGTGTGCCAACACCTTTGGTGTTATGGTCTTCTTTATTCTCTGTTTGGTGTTTTTCTGAATCATGGCCTCAGATAAGAATTTTTTTGATTTTACATTATCCTCTAACCTTTTTACACTATTATTAAATATTAAGCTGTCTATCTCTTCGTAAATTTTATTGGTTGTGTTGGTGCATAAGTCTTTTCTATCACCGATAATTTTATCTAGTACGTTTTTAACCTTAGTTAATTCTTTTTTATTTCTTTTAAGGTGTCCTAAAGCTTCAGATATATAGACTCTACTATCCTCGATAGTCTCAAATCTTTTACTTTCTATTTCATTGTATAGGGTAAAGAATTCTCTAAGTGGTTTGGAAAATTTCATAGCTCCCATAATTACAGAAAGATTTTTTTTAAAATCTTCTTTATCTCCATAAGAGTTTTCTAAAATATTGTCTAAATTTTGTTTGTATTTGGCAAATCCTTTCATAAGTATGGTTTATATATAAATATACCTAATCCTTTAATAAGGTGTCTACTTCAGTGTTAATCTTATCTATGTTCTTATTACTTTTATTGATAGCGTCTTTTAAACCCTCTAAATCCATACCTTTTCTTTCCATTAATAATGGAAGTCCTTTTTCTACATTATATCCCTCTGCAGCTGGTTCAGGTATTTCTACATCTGTTTCTGCTGTGTCTGTTTCACCACCGGTATCATCACCCATACCAAAATCCATTCCAGCATCTGAGTCATCACCAACATCTGCACTATCATCTGTAGCCCCTTCTTCACCTTCTTTTTTAGGTATGCCATATAAATTATCAATATTACTAAAGATTCCAGTTTTCTGTATTACTTCTGCCGTTTTTTCTAATTCACCAGCTAAAGCTTTTTCAAATCTTTGTTGTTGTAAATCTAATTTAATTTCTTCATCACTCATACCTAAGATTTCTTTCTTAGCCCAAGTAGTAGATACAGCCTGTAGGCCATTTCCTGGGTCAGTTACAGCGTCTCTATATAACGCGATTCTTTCTTTCCATTGTTCTATTTTTAATAGGTCTGTTTGTGTAGATGGGTTAGATAAAGCTAATTTAAAATTAGTAAGTTCATCCTGAAAGCCTAAAACATATAAATGTATTATAGCAATTTTATTTAATTCTGCCACAATAGCTTTTTGTATTCTATTAATTGTTCTTGCAAATCTAATGTCTAGTAAAGCTAAATTTTTACCTTCACCGACAACTTCCTCAAAACCAAGAAAGGCTTTAGGAATTCTTAATGATGCAAGTAACTTTTTTTGGATGTATTCTATATCTGCTATTTCACTTAAATTTGTAGCTCCTGGTAAGGTATCTATCGGACTTGCCGCAGCTGGGTCTCTAACCGGTATAAAATAATCTTGGTCTACAGCCATCTGATTCATTCTTAAGTCCACATTTCCATTCTGTGGGTCTACAACAGCGTCTCTTTTAAATTTATTAGCTACTTTTTGGATGTATGCTTCAACATCTTTATCGTCCATGTTACCCACAAATACTTTAAATACTCTTCTTTCAGGAGCTCTTGACGTTCTATACACCAACATTGCGTCTTCCGCTAACAATAACTGTTTCCAAATTCTTCTTGCTTTTTCCAACATAGAAGTACCATAAGGAAGTCTTCTATCATCACCTAATATCCTGAAATGTGCTATTTCCCATGTATTAAACTCTAACTCTTTTTCTCTCCACTTAAATTCAACCTTAGGTTCTTTTTCATCTTGTTTTTCTCCATGTAATGTAAAATAGTTAGATTGGTCTCCTCTTTCCATTTCAATATTTGGTAACTGGTTACATCCTATAATACCTTTTTCTGGGTCAATTTTAAGATACACAAAATTGTCACCATATTTACATGTGTTTCTAACCCACATAGCTAAATTAGTATTGACGTCCAATATATTATTAAATAAATCTGCTAATATAGATTTTATTCTTGCTGATTCGGAAAAAATTGTTAATGTGTGACCTTTTTCTGATGGTGTTGTACATTCCTCAGCATATATATCTAAAGCTGCGGATATTTCTGGTGTAAATTCCATAGATTCATAATCGTAATATGAAGCTAAACGAGTTGGTTCATAATATATGGATTTAGTATATAGTTCATTATCTACTTTTTGCCATTGGTTGGCAAGATAGGCGGCTTGTTGAAATTCTAACTTTTTTTCGTCGTAATCTTGTTTATTTGTAGTTTTAAGAATTTCTTGTGACCCTACTGTAAATTGTTGTATAGAACTCTTTGGTGCTGTTGGTCCTCCTGTCCCAAAAAGCTTACCTAATCTTTGATATATTGTGAATTTTGCCATTGCTTGTAATAATATATATTATATTATAAATAGTATACCTTTCCCTAACGTCTTTTAGTGAATAGCCAGCTATTTTCGATATATTGTTTTTTTATTTCATTATTGCCTGCCCCTGTAACCCCAAATACTGGTTCAGAAGAAGGCATGTCACTATTTTCATGAGAATTTGACGTCCAACCGTCTAACATTGCTTTGGTTAAATCATTTGCCTTATTTAAATCTGTAAATGAATGTTCTCCAACATATAAGGCCATAGCTAGTGCCATAATCAAATCATCGTGTTTTCCTTTCATATGGTTAGGTCTACCGTTTATATAAACGAAGGTATACATCTCATTTAATAACCTTTTAGACCTAACTATAAAGTCATGTCTTAGCGCTTCTTCAAACGCTGATATTATTTGTACCCTTTTATTATTAAATGCTAACCCTGGGATTTTATTTTGTGTGTTATTATTGTATTTCCATTTATCCGCGGTATTAATCCCTTCAACATATAAATCCTTATACCCCAATTCTTGTAATTTACGGGAAGTTGCTACTCCCATACCTCCGGTGATATCTGTAACCACGTACGCGTTATACATACCGCCCCATTTGTATATTATATCTGCTGCAAGGTCTGGTGGTATTTTGC